CGATTTTTTAAGTTAGTAGTTGATAGTTTTTGTCTTTTTTTGATTTTTTTATGACAGGTTTTTTTAAGTGATTGATTTGTTTGATTAGTATTATACCTGTCAGTTAGACCAATTACAACAAGGGAGTGAATTGGTCTTGATTTCGTGCCCAAAAAGTCGACCCGGAGGGCCGACTGTTGGGGCGCGATGATTTCCTGATATTGCATCAGGCGTCCGTAGCGTCCGCTGGTGCGACGTTCGGACTTTTACCGTCCACTGGGACGGAGGTGTCTTGTTTTGCCGTGAACGGCAAATGTGAGGCATCTAGGCCATAGGCCTCTATAGCCTCACGGTTTGAGGGGTTTTGCATGAATTCGATGAATATTTCGGGCGAATTTGACATGTCAGCACGTATTTTTGAGGGTACAGAATCGAAGAGTTCTTGTGCCCTGGCGATGGCTTGTTGGGCCTCCGTATAGTCGGGTGCGTCGATGTAGTTAAAGTACTCTCCTTTGTGCTGATTGACGTGATCAATTACGCCCTGATTTTTGTACTTTCGCATGACTCGGTGGATGTCGCAGTCGTCCTTGTGGGCCTCCTCCGTCATTTTAGTTTCGGGGCGATTTTCGGCGATTACTCGCCGTCTTAGGTGGTTTGGGGTTTGTATGCTCATGGTGTTGTATTCCATTTTTTGAAGGCCTCGGAGGCCTTTTTGCGTTTAGTGGGGATGGGTTTGAACTGATCTTTGTCGAAACCTTTCTTTCTGGAGCGTGCTTTTACGGCCGCGGCGGCTGCGCCGCCCAGGCCGAGGGTACCGGCGATCGCCTGGAATGCTCTGCTTCCTACTATAGCCTCCATAAAGTTGGCTTCGACTTGGGATTTTTGCCCTTCATAGCCTTCTTTTAACGCGGCGTTTTGTTGCATTAATGTTTGGGCTTTCATTAGCTGTTTTTGTATTGGGATGAGTGAAGTTTGCGCTTGTGTTAGCCCTGTTGCTGCATTTTTTACGCCTGCGTCGGCGGCTGAAGTGTCTGTTTGTTGTTGAATGTTGTCGAGTTGTTTTTTGATGAGCCGCGTGGCGGCGTAGTTTGTATTAACGTCTTTTGCGACGTTTTCCATGTGGGCGCCTGCGGCGGGCGGGGTTGATGCGCCTGATCGGGCGCTTGAGAGTATTGGGTTCAAGCCTGCGGCTTTGAGGTCTTTTACTTCCCTTTGATGTGCAGTGTTTGACATTCGTTCGGAGAATGCCATTTGTTCACGTGCTATTTTTTTGTTTGCTTTGTTAGCTTTTGCGCCTCCGAAGACGGAGCCGGCTGTGCCGAGTGCGCTTGCTGCTGCTGACCAGTCCATTCCTGTTTCCTCTGCCATGATTGACTCCTGGAAGTCCCCCCCCTGGCTAGGCCCAGGGGAGGGGGTGCTTGCCCCTAGAACCTGTCGATATTGCCAGGTACGCCAAACATTGGCATGGGGCGAGCGCAGTTTAACTGGTGATAGAAGTCCGCGATGAAATGCGGTTCGTCTGGTGTAGCTATTACTCGGTCGATCGGTGGCTTGCTTCGTATGAAGTCTTCCCCGAGTACGGGTAAGTCGTCGAAGTCCTCTGATAGGTGCCACGCGTCGAGGGATTGAGGGTGATCTGATCTGAAAAGACCGGTGATTATGGAGGGCTTGTATCTGTATTCGGCATATCGTTCCTGGTAGCCAAATACGTCGTTGTCTTTGGGGCCTCCATCGGTGAAGATTTCTTGATTGAGTACGGCTTGTTCTCCGATGTGGGAGAGCGCTGGCCAGTAGTAGTCAAGGCGGTCATCGCGTTGCCACATTCGGTTGATGCCGTTTTGGTAGGTAAGGTCTGCGTCGACGCAGACTAGTCCTATTATAAGTCCGTGTTCTGTGAAGGACTTTGTGAATCCGTGGCCTTGGAAGCCAGCGGTGCCGACTGCCGAGAGTGACCCAAGTTGGCGGCCGGTGTCCGGCCCCTGGGCGTCGAATGTCTCGGCTGATGAGTGGATGGGGGAAATGTTGATAGGGGTTGTTCCGCCTCCGAGGTACTCGGGCCGTTGTAGTCGGGCATCGGGGGATGAGACCCCGAAGTGTGATTTTATTATTTCGATGTACCTGGTGCCGCCCCTGGCGTCCCTTTCGTACATCTTTTGGATTTGAAATGCCTCGCGGATTTCATTGATTGTTGCTGCTGTCGCGTTGGTGAGGTCTGTTACTAGACCTGTATTTTCTGCGAATTGCAGGGGGCCTTCTGGGTTTTGAGGGCCTTCTGTTGCGTTGATTGATGAATCTCCAGATCCCCATTGTATGGTTGTGGTGTCGTCGCCACCACCCGCGATGCGGTAGTTGGGGTCGGAGAAGTTTGTCACTACTGGTGCCTCTGTGCCCAAGGGCAGTTGTATTTCTGGCCCCTTTTGGGGCCAGGGTAGGCAGGAAGTGAAGTAGTCATGGCGTTTGCCACGGAAGGCGACGAATATGGATTCGAGGGGTTCGTCTGGGCCGTCGTCGGTGTCGACGACAGCTGAGGGTTGTAAGTTTTGGTCTCGGAACCATTCATTATATATGAGCTTGTACGCTCGGAATGGTAGTGCGCTTACGCGGTATTCGTTTACGGGCTGTGTTGGTAGCCCGAAGTAGTCGGGCAGTTGTAGTGGTTCATAGCCTGACTGTGGGGTCGGCATTTGGGGCACCATGAAGTCCGTAGAGTCCTGGGGGTTGTCTTGTTCACCCATCATTTTTACCCAGTTGTCCCAGACTAAGCGGTTTGGTACCGCAAAGTAGAAGGTTGTCATGGTCATGTTGTCCATGATGGGGAAGATGGGTGTTGCCATCCGAGCAAAGCCGGATGTCTTGAGGTTGAATGTATCGCCTGGTAGAAACTCATCCACGAAGAAGGGAATGAGTTGACCGGCGTTAAAGGTTGTTTTGTATCCGCTCGATCTATTGAACGATGAGCGGGGTATTTCGGCATGTGGTACTTGCGCGAATGAGTGTTGCATTACTGACTTAGACATTTAATTCTCCTTGGTCTTCCGCAATTTCGGTGATTTCGAGTTGCTGCGGGGTTATCTCGTGAAATTTGATTAAGCAGTGGGGGGTTAGTAGGAGGTCGAATTGTGCAGTCTCGTCGTCGTATGAGCCGAGGTGCCAGAGGGTGTAGTCTTGGGGGTTACGGGATATCTCGTGGTCTCGGTTGTTGATTAAGTCCTGGGCCGCGCGGTGGGCGCTGGGGAGGTTGACCAGGAAAAAGGGCTTGTTGTAGATTTTTGCGACGGTATCGAAGATTACGAACATTTCAGTTTTCATGATTTAGATTCCTAGAGAATGATTTCATTTTTTTGAGTTTGATTGCTTCTTTTACTCTGAGTCTGTTTAGCTGTTGTTCTGGATTTTGTTGATCGATTGATTGCCGTCGTTTCTCCTTGATGTTGTCTAGTTGTAGTTCGTCCTCTGCAAGGTAGCAGTCGTCGTAGTACTTGGGCGGAGCCATCTTCGTACCGTTGATAGTAATAAAGCCCTTGTCTAGGTCGTTTTTGTATTTCTCGAACCATGGTCTTGCGATACCTGGGTTTCTCGATTGTAGCGTATATTCGCTAATTTTGTCTTGTATACCTATACAAGTATAGGTCGATTCTCTTTCATATTCTGTTTTTGCCTGCTCGCCAGTGTTCTTTTTCAGGGCGTAGCGGGCCACGTATGCTGCTGTTTTGAAGTTTACTTCTCCAATATAGCAGTGCCCTTTTCCCCATACCTGGTCGAGTAGTTGGGAGGTGTATAGTTTTTCCCCTGCGTCTGTCGTCTTGTGGAATTGTTGATCGGGGAAGCGGTGATTGAATATGATCGCGTGGTAGTGGGGGCGTCCTTTTTCGTCGCCATATTCCCCACACATGAAGAATCGTATTTTTTTGGGGTGTAGCTTGTGCCTTAGAGATTTCATGAAATCTTGCCAGGCACGCTTGCTGATGGTATCGAACGGGGGATTTTCCGCGTACGTGAGAGTTATGAAGCTGTTTTCTTCGTAAAGGCTTGATTCGTGTACACATCTCATTGCCCATTGTCTTGATCTCTCTAGTCTGCAGCCGATGCATTGGCCGCAGGGGATTTTAACGGGATTGTCGACTTGAGCTGCATCTCGTGTGAATACCACGGGATGTTTTCCAGACTCATTAGGAAATTCTGATTTCCATCCGTCGATTGGGTAGTAACAAGGCATGAAGAATTACAGCCTGTAACCACCGCGCATAATCCGATTTGTACCGTTCTTTTTATGGGTGCGTGAAGCTGTCCTGGAGAACAGTTTTTTGCTTGATTTTTTACCCATTTTTTTGCGTCGCATATTTTGCTCCGATTTTTTAAGTTAGTAGTTGATAGTTTTTGTCTTTTTTTGATTTTTTTATGACAGGTTTTTTTAAGTGATTGATTTGTTTGATTAGTATTATACCTG